TACATTGTATAGAGGAAACACGGTATATATAGTAGATGGACATAACGCTAACGTAGCAAATGTTGCGCTCGCGAAATCAAATTCACCTAATACAATGCCGTGTATAGGTGTAATACACGATGATATTCCCAATGAAAATGAAGGTGTAGCCGTAGCATATGGTAAAGTACAAAATATAAACACGGGTGGGTTTACAGAAGGTGAAATTGTATATGTGAGTAATACGAACGCTGGCTCGGTTATGAATTCCAAACCTTTTGGAGCATCAGATTTAATACAAAACGTCGGTATATGCGTTAAAGCAGATTCGTCACACGGTGTTATTTTCGTCACGGGTGTTGGTCGTTCGAATGATATTCCAAATGCACAAGTTGTCACTGATCAACCCTCTTACGTTTACGTGAACAGTTCGGGTAATGAACTCAAAAAGATACTCGCTTCAAATTTGAGTGCAAATAACCAAACTTTGGATATGGTTACGTCGTGGAGTAACTCTACTACAAACACTATCGCATCAACACACGAAACAATCGGTTTCATATCATCGGGTAACGTTCACGTTGGAAGTAATATTTTTATTTCTGGTTTAACGGATTCAACAAACAATTATCTAACAATGGCTGATAAAAATACAGGTGATCTTATTAAAGCACCTGTATATGTAACAGCAGGTGGTAAATATGTTATAGATGCAGCAGAAGCCGAATTTACAGGTAATTTAACGTTTACTGGTAACGCAACAACTTTTTCATCAAATAATGTTGTTATACAAGATAGAATTTTTGGTTTGGGTGCAAATAATGCAGTTCATAACCTCGATATGGGTATTTTGATGGAACACAAAGATGATGATGATTATGCCAATGTTGCTTTAATTTACCATGCAGATGAACATAGGTTTTCGTTAGGGTATACACAAAATACATTTACAGATGATCATATTTTGCATTACCAAGACCCTGACCATGTAATTACCTTTGATATACTAGGTAATACATTAGTTCAAAATAACTTAACTGTGGTACACGGTGATTTGACGGCTATTACTTTGAATGGTAATGTCGTTTCCGATAACGTCGTTGCCACGAACGGAATGTATGGTACTATCAAGGGTTCAAACACTATAAGTGCTTCGACAATAAACGCAGTAACCGTAAACAGTAATGTCGTTGCTACGAACATGTATGGAACAATTGCGGGTTCAAACACTATAAGTGCTTCGACAATAAACGCAGTAACCATAAACAGTAACGTCGTTTCCGATAATGTTGTTGCTACGAACGGAATGTATGGAACAATTACTGGTTCAAATACTATAAGTGCTTCGACAATAAACGCAGTAACCATAAACAGTAACGTCGTTTCCGATAATGTTGTTGCTACGAACGGAATGTATGGTACTATCAAGGGTTCAAACACTATAAGTGCTTCGACAATAAACGCAGTAACCATAAACAGTAACGTCGTTTCCGATAATGTTGTTGCTACGAACGGAATGTATGGAACAATTACTGGTTCAAATACTATAAGTGCTTCGACAATAAACGCAGTAACCATAAACAGTAATATCATTTCTGATAATGTCGTTGCTACGAACGGAATGTATGGTACTATCAAGGGTGCAAACACTATAAGTGCTTCCACTATTTATGTAGGTACAGGTACACCCAGTCTCGGTGATTGGGAATTACGTGTTGAAGGGGATACAGAAATTACGGGTAATTTACTCGTAGGTGGTACAACAACAACCGTAAACACTACAAATCTTATTGTTAAAGATCCAATTATTCAACTTGGCGATGCATCAGCTTCAGTAGATTCTGGTTTATTACTTGTGGGTTCATCTACTGATCCAGCGAGAGATAATATATACGTAGGGTATGACCAAACTAAATCTGAATTTGCAATTGGGTTTACGGATAATCATGCAGGAGAATCTTCTATAACTGTAAAAGACGGGGTAAATTTTAAAATGAATGTATATGGTAACGTCGAGGCAAGTTACTTTTTTGGTGACGGTTCCCAACTTTCGGGTATACAAACGGCGACACCAACGTTAGAGAGTGTTGTCGATGAAGGTAACGCGACATCAAACGTCGTCCAGTTTTCAAATGCAACAACTGGTATTGAAATAACTTCGAATATTGATTTTTTAAACAAAATCACGCTTAAATCAACGAGTGTAACGAAATCGAATTTGTTCGTCGTGAACGCGATCCAACTCGATCCAAGTTATGCGTCCCCGACACGTAACGTTTTATCGTACAATACTACCACAGGGGAGATTTACGATTCAGGGGGTCAAGGTGGTTCGTCGTTCAATAACATAACGGAGGAAAATGCAAATGTATTGATAGGTTCGAACCTTACTATAAACACATTCGGGTCTAATGTACTCACGGTTTCGGGTAACGTTTCGGCGGATAACATTACAATTGGAGGGTTAAACGTCGCGGCATCACCTTTTGCTTTGGATGACGTTGTAAGTGTATACGAGGGTGCAAACGTAACCGCAAATGTTCTTACATTAGGTGGTATTGTTACATCAGGGAACGTAAATACCGGAAATGTAATTACTACAGGTGATATTACAATATCAGGTAATACCACGTCACAAAATATAAAATTAACGAATACGGATATTTCTGCAACTATCTCTTCTGGAACAATAACAATTGACGCAAAAGAAAAAACGTATGGTACAGCACCACTCGTCGTTTCAACAACTGACGTTTCAAATCTTGTATTTTCAAATTTTATAACGGGTGCACAAATCGTTATCCCTATACTTGCGAGTGGGGGTAATATAAATATTTCGAAAGAGTTGACGAATGTAAATTTTTATGCAATGACAACCGATGTTTCAGTTACCCAAGACAAACATGCACTCATGACACTATCGAATTTATATGGAAATATTTATATGAATGCGATTGGATTTGCCTAGGTTAAAAAAATAAAACCTTAGTATAATATAAAATATGTCTGGAGGTATTGCTCAACTCGTTGCCGTAGGTGCCCAAGATGCGCATCTCGTCGGCCAACCTGAAGTTTCTTTTTTCAGGTCCAACTATAAACGTCACACAAATTTCGCCCAAACTGTCGAGAGACAGGTTATCCAGGGCAACCCATCCGCGGGTGGTATGTCGACCGTCAGGTTTGAAAGAAAAGGGGATATGGTCGGGTACGTGTATATCGCTCCAACTAAAGCGGGTATAGCTCACAAACTTACACCAGCCAATTGGGTCAAAGCAATTTCCAAAGTTGAACTTCTCATTGGTGGACAAGTCATTGATGAACAAACATCTACATTCTCGCAATACATTGCGCCATCTATATTAGCACAAAACTTAACTAAATCTACTTCTGGATTTGGGGAAGTAGCTGAAAGTAAGTTCTACCCACTCAGGTTTTCGTTTTGTGAAAACGCTCAAACCGCCATCCCATTGATCGCTCTTCAATATCACGATGTGGAATTGAGAATTACTTGGGGTACCAATCTCGATGGGGCTACATATGAAGTCTACAGTCAATTCATTCACCTTGACACAGACGAGCGTACCGCTTTGTCTTCCGCGCCACAAAACATGCTTATTACACAAACACAAAAAGCTATCGCCTCCGCTTCCAAAATTCAAGAACTCAACTTTAACCACCCAATTAAGTGTTTGGTAGCTGCAGATGGTAGCGCTCTTTCTATTGCAGCCGACGCAAATAAAATGAAACTCCAAATCAATGGTACGGATGTTGCTGATTTCAAATACGTTGATCCACACTATACCGCGGTCACTTCGTATTACCACACAGTTGGTTCCAAACCAATTACATCTCTTTCAACTACAGCTTCTACACTCGAAAGTAATGTAGTGTCAGACTTGAATGCTCAAAAATATACAAGTACTCTTTCAGCTACAGGTGAAAATGATAAATTCTTCTTGTACCCATTCTGTCTCGATACGTCCAAGGTTCAACCAACCGGTTCGCTTAACTTCAGTAGACTCGATTCCGCGAGACTTGTCAATGACACAGCCAACTCGAGTGATGATATCTACGCCGTCAACTACAACGTCCTTCGTATCGAAAATGGTATGGGTGGTTTGATGTATTCCAACTAATTTAATTTAGCCGCTTATTATAAATGTTTTGGCAATTAATTTTTCTCGTAGCATTTGTCTTTGTTATAACGTATGACCCAAAATCAGGTACTTTAGATCATTTAGTTGGTAAAAAACCAGAAAAGCCTCCTCAGAATGCAGAGTGTAAAGAAGGACATTACCAGGAAATACAATTTGGAAAAATGGGGTACCCGTGTCCAACCGAAAAAAGAACGCACATGGGTGCGATTATAGGAACTTAAAAAATTAGCTCGTAATTTTATATATAAAATGTTTACATTCGATCGCGATACCGCGACTATAGTTGCCGTGCTCATGTGTATTGTTGCCACAATGTACATGTACAGAGAACTTAACAAAACGAAATCAGAAATGGATAATGTGAAAGGATTTTATGGAAACCTCATGACACATTTATCCAGACCACCACCACAAGTGAAATCTGTACCAGTTGTAGAAACGGAAAAAGAGGAAGTTTTAGAGACCCAAGTTGATGAAGATGAAGAAGAATCTTCAGAATAATCATCTTATTCAATTATAACTTGCAAATAAGCAATGAAAAAATATAAAGCAATTGCAGTCCCCGTCACTTTTATAGGTGATAAACCACGATTTCTCACTGTCCGGGATCGAAGATTCAAAGATTGGATTTTCGTCACCGGAGGGTGCAGGCGAAGGGAAATTCCAAATCCCATTAGATGTGCTTTAAGAGAACTTGAAGAAGAAACCAGAGGAGTTGTTTCTTTGAAAAAAGGTGAATATACAGAATTTAAGTTTGTAGTAACGGAAAGTCCAGGAGTGGAACTCGAATATAACGTTTACGTGTTTTTCGTAAACTATACCATACAGGAACAGGCTGAACTTATACGTAAGTTTAACGATGAAAAACAGAAAATGAATCTTCGTAAGATTCAGAAACAGCCCATCAAGAGAACACACGATGAAAATGATTTCATGAATTTTGAAACGCTTTCAGAGTTCAGTACTAAGAAACAATGGGATCGTATTGTTAAGAACGTACTTAACAATCCAGAATTTTACGCGTGTGTAACTTCTCTCGATAGAAAAACCTTCTCTATTAAATAATGAAGTCTAAGAACTACATTTTATCCCAAATACGTGAGCTTCTCATTGAAAGGCATGCATATACATTAGAAAGAGCGGAAAGGTACGTTGAATTACATAAAGAGGATAAAGTTTATGAACTCCTCGTTTTAAAGAAAAGTTTATCAGAAGAAGAAAATTATCCGGAAGTCTCATATAGACGCTCTATTTGGCGTCACGAGTATGAAGACGAATAAGCAGTATAAAAAGATAAATAGAATAATAGGTAAGTATGTTTAAACTTTGGTGTAAAGACCAGGGTTTTGCTAATAACTCCGATTTATCACATGTGCTCATGGACGGTGGTGTCCTCTCCGTGCCATTTGATAAATTGAATGACTTTTATGAAAAATGTGTAGAAGTATATAACTCCGGTGAAAAGATATTTGTCGTTGAACAGAAAACGGAAAATTACAATTTTTTCATGGATCTTGATTATAAAGATGATGAAGAAATGTCATTTGAACAGATTAAAAGTGTATGTAAAGTCATATGTGACAAAGTCTCAAAGTTTGGTGGTAAAGACGCTTTGATATCTGTCGCTGAACCTAAACCCATAGACACACTCATAAAAACAGGTATACATATAAACTGGCCGGGTTTTGTTGTAAATAGATCATCCGCATTGGGTCTCAGAGATCACGTTATAAATACGTTAAACTTAGCGTACGGATCACGTGATTGGAAAGATATTGTTGATATTTCAGTCTATGGTAATAGTTCACGTAATACGAAAGGAAGTGGGTTCCGTATGCCGTGGTCACATAAAAAGGGAAAACACGAAGCGTGTACTGGTCAGGGGTGTGAGTTATGTAATAACACGGGTAAAGAAACACAAAGTGAATATTTACCCATATTTATATACAAACACGGTCCTTCATCCACATTACAAAAGACTGAACAAAAACCGTCCGTTGACATATTACATATGGCAACGTTACGTACACAAAGCATGGAACCGGTTATCATAGAAGGAACTCGCGAAGAAGCTACATTTACAAAACTACAAACTAAAAATGAGTTCAAGGACCAAGAGGCTCTTTTACTTGTCGAAGCATTCGTTCGTAAAAATGTAGAAGGGCAAACTACCGCATCAATCACTAAAATGTTTAAATATAACAAACAGTTTCTCGTCTCAACAAATTCTAAATATTGTGAAAATAAAAATTGTAATCATAATTCCAATCACGTATGGTTTCATATAATAGGTGATACTATAGCCCAAAAGTGTTTTTCGACTACGAACGTACTAAGACAGTATGGGTTTTGTAAGGATTTTTCGGGAAGACGACATCAACTCTCTAAAAAAATAACGGACATTCTTTACGAAGATGGTAAAGTTGAAACGTATACACCTAAAAAGAAAGTCATTGTAGAACCAGAACAGAACTTACTTGAAAAATTTATAAAAAAGTATATCGTCAAAAGGGAAACGTTTATAATAGAATCACTCAAACGTGAAGGTGTTAAGAAATATACTGTAACCACGAAGGAAACATGTGACACGTGTAAAGAAACGATTTCATTCAGTATACTTAAAAGTCATATAAATCAGGTATGTAAATGTAAGTGTCGCGCACATAATCTTACAGATAAAATTGTTAGTACTTTATAGAATGTTAGCTGTGATATTAATTGCACTTGTCGTATATCTGGCATCAACTTTAATAAAAAAAGATACAGGTACAACCCATATAACTAAACTCATACGTGAAACTTTACCGTACTCCGGATTAAATGAAGTTTTATACAAAGAATTTTTAGCGAACATAAACATGGCTATAGAATATAAATCACATACAGAAGTTTCAGAAAAGTTATTAAACCGTTCATTAGAAAACTTACGAGAACTCGCATTATATACGGTTTCTACAGATACGAGTGTTATAGAAGAGTTAGACACGTTAGCGAACAGTATAAACGCTGAATTTAGCCTTGTTTTAATAAATGAATCGATTAACGCTGCGTAATGTATTTAAAAGAATAAACATATTTTACTTTATAATGACGAAAACAATTGTTTCTACACGTACACGTTCAGGGAGACTCTCAAAAGTTCCAGAACGATTAGATCCACTCGAAGATCTTCCAGAAGATGATTTTTCGGATGATGATTACGAAACCGAATCGGAAATAGAAAGTGATATTGATCTTCTTCAAACGGATGATGAAGATGATTTTGAAGATGATGATAGTGATATGGACGAAAATGGTAATTTAAAAGGGTTTATTGTTGACGAAGATGAAGATGAAGAAGATGAGTAATAATAGGCTTAAAAAAATAGGTTTACATTTTATAAATGGAAGCTGAAGTCGGTACACCTATAAACTATGATCCAGATGAATTTATAAACAAAGAACAAGATCAGAAACTAGACGAACCAGAACCGGAAAATAACGAACACTATTATTTTCCGCCACCGCAACAGTATTACGAGCCGTACCCACAACAACCTACACAAAAGGAAGATATATTTACAAATTTAGATAAAACGGCGTATATCATTATATTCGTATCATTTATTTTGGGGTTTTTTATGGGTAAGACCATGCAACCGGTCATTCTTAGACCTGGATAGGTTTACCTCTAACCCAAAGATGTTCAGACGACGTTTGTTGTCCTTCAAAATCACCAATGGGACCAATTTTAGATCCGGTAAAATATGCACGACTTACAACGAGTGGGTCTTTTAGTATATCTTGTGCGACATCAGATGCACTCACATTTTCAGTACCCGATTTACTTTTTCGATCTTCATACAATCGTAGAAATAAACCGACCATGGCTAAAACAATAATTATGGTGATTATATTTAGTATAATACTCAACATTCTTACATTTATATAACAAATTTATTTAGATTCTACCTCTTCACCTTCCTCAACTTCGCCTTCACCTTTCGTATCCTGAGCTTCCGTAGACGACTCGGACTTTTCGAGAGCCGCTTTCGCCTCAGCTTCAGCTTCACGCTTTTCCTTTCTTTCTTCAATTTCCTTGGCAACAATAGTATCCGCTTCCTTAACAAGTTCCTCCATTGGTGTATCTGGTTTTTCCTTTTGGAGACGTTCGAGAACTTCAGCTGGGTGACTGATTGGTGGTTCATCCGGTTTCGTATAATACTTGGAGTTTTCATCACCCGGTTTCGAAAATGTAGATGCACTTTCGACCATATCACGTTTACGTTCCGCAAACATTTGCGCCGCTTGTGCTTGATTTTCTTTGTATCCCGACATGAGTTCTTCAAGTTTTTCATTCGTATAATGAACGTCTTCGATCTTTGCCGGATCGGGTGGGATTAACAACCATTTATACATATCAACAACGTAAATATCGAACGTCGCATCTTCTTTTTGAAGACGTTTAGCGTGCGATGCAGCCTCATCTCTGGAATTAAATGCACCCCGGATCTTAATTCCAAACTTATCGTTCTTTTGCGGCGCTTCCGGTCCTACGACGGAAAGGCATGCGTATAATTGACCAGGAACGGTCGTGTAATCTTGTTCAAGCGTTGACATTGTTTTATATGATTAAATAGTATCTTCTGTTTAAGCCTCTTATACTTAGGCTTTATATTTAGTATATTTATCAGTGTGTACTCCATTTAAAAAAGAAAAGCGAATATAAATTAAATGGAGGAGATACGTAAATACCATAACGAGGATAAGATGGAATGGCTCACGGAGGAATTTCCGAACGTAGATGAAATTATACTCGAAGATATCCTGTTCAATGAAGCTGACGGGGATATATTCGATGCGTTAGATTTATTAGAAGAGCTATATCCTCATGTGAAGAAAAAAAATATAAAAAATACTCCACCAAAAATCGTGAAGGATGCAATTGAATATTTCAAGACCAAACCTAAATCTGAATGTAGTAGAATAAATGTATGGAATTGGGTTTTTGATAGGGTGGATAAAAATAGTGGTTATCCTCCGAACAAGTTTCAATTTGATAAATGGTATATACATATAACGGGGAACATTTTAAATGGTACAGAATTCGAAAATTGGTGTGACCAATTATATAAAGAGTGGTTTCCGCCGCATAAAAAATAACCTTAGTGAAGTAACATAATTTAAAAAGAAAAACGTAAATTAAATAAATGGAGGAGATACGCAAGTACCATAACGAGGCCAAGCGTCTCCTCATCCAATCGGCTACCCGCGAAGGCGACAGTATTTTGGATGTAGGATGTGGATTCGGTGGTGATCTCCAGAAGTGGCGTCACGCGGGGGCTAATATAAGCATGTGTGAACCGAACCCAGATTCACTCAAGGAAGCTAAGTCGCGCGCCAAGAACATGAAAATACGCGTCAACTTTTACGAAGGTGATATATTCGCGTGTCCACAAAGAAAATACGATGTCGTATGTTATAACTTTGCGTTACACTATATATTCGAATCACCCAAGTTATTCGAGACGTCTTTATTAGCAATTAAAAATAGAATAAAACCTGGTGGTCAATTCATAGGAATCATACCGAATTCAGATAAGATTATCATGAATACACCAGTAAAAGACGAGTTAGGGAACTATTTTCTAATGAAACATACAAGTTCGGGAAACTTTGGGGAAAAGTTATACGTCCACTTAGACGATACACCATATTAT